GGTCATTTACGGCGCCCCCGCTCCGGGAGAAAGCAAGAAGAAGCAGGCTTCCTTCAAATCCGTCTGCCTGCTGGGAAAGCTTAAAGGTACACTATACGTCATCAAGGCAAGGGTTTTTAGGGGAAAGAACGAGGATTTTATCGAAGCGTTCTTCAACCAGTACAGCTACGTACAGGGAAAGGCGACCGTCTACTGCTACGTGGAGAACAACAAGCTGCAGGACCCTTTCTTCCAGCAGGTTTTACGAAAGCATCTGCTCAGATTGCGCAAGAAGCACGGTATTCCGCTCAACATCAAGCCCGACGAGGACAGGAAGACAGACAAGGCGACCCGTATCGAGGCGAACCTCGAACCGCTGGACAGGGAAGGAAACCTCATTTTCAATGAGCAGGAAAAAGACTCGCTGGACATGAAGGAGCTTACCGACCAGTTCAAGCTTTTCGACCTGACGCTTCCGTACCCGGCAGATGGCCCGGACTGCGTGGAAGGCGGCAACAGGGTAATAGATACGAAGGCGGGCAGCATGGAGAAGACAATTACGATCAAAAGGGAGAAACTGCGCTCCCTTAACAAATATAGGAGGTAGAAAATGGCTGAATTTATCAATCCGGATGACTACGATGCAAGCATCCACAGGGAGATCCTGGACAGCATCATAAGACAGGACGAAGCGGTCCTGGAAATCTGCGAGGACCAGGCGATAGCCCAGATGAAATCGTATCTCGGCTCACGCTATGACTGCGAGAAGATATTCTCTGCAAGGGGAAAGGACAGGAACGCGCTCATACTCATGTTCGCCATAGACATCACCCTTTACCATGTCTGCAGCATCCACAATCCTCAAAAGTTCTCTCCTTTCCGCAAGGAACGCTACGAGAGGGCTGTCAAATGGCTTGAGATGGTCAGCAGAATGGAACTCAGCATAGCCGATGCTCCGAGTCTGGATGACGATACGGTCCGGGCCAATATGCCCACACAGATAAGAAGTAATCCCAAACGTGTAACACATCGCTAAAATGGCAAAGAAGAAGGAAATATCAATAAGCGGCAACATGCCGCTGCCGGGCAAGATCGCACCGGGAACCATCATCATTACCGCTCCCAGGCTATTCCACAAGGACATACAGGATTACATGCAGGCTATCCGGGGAGCCATCGACGTGGATTTCTCACAAAGGATAAAACTCTATGACCTGTACGAGGAAATTCTCATGGACGGACATACAAGCAGCGTTATCGAAAAGAGGAAGGCTGCCGTGCAGTGCTCGCAGATCGAGTTCAGACGTAATGGCGAGCCGGATGAAAGGATCAACACACTTCTGCGTTCTCCCTGGTTCTATCGCTTTATAGGTGACCTGATAGACTCGGATTTCTGGGGATTCTCCCTGTTCCAGTTTAAGCTGGACAAGAGCGGATGGCTGGACTATATCCTGATTCCCCGCAAGAACTATGATCCCGTTCGGGAACTGGTCAAACACCGACAGGAGGAGATATTCGGAGAACCGCTGGAGAATTACCATACGATGCTCTTTGTTGGGGACAAACGCAGCCTGGGACGGCTGGCAAGAATCACTCCCTATGTGTTGTACAAGAACAATGACATGGGTGATTGGGCGCAGTTCTGTGAGATATTCGGCATGCCCATACGGGAATATACCTACAGTGCCGGTGATACGGAATCACGTAGTCAGACCGTGGAGGATATGATGGAACAGGGCGGCGCAGGAGTATATCTGCATTCCGACCAGACAAACCTTAAACTGGTTGAGAGCGGCAGCAAGAGCGGCAGTTCCGACCTTTATAAAGGGCTGTATGATACCTGCAACGATGAGATCAGTAAGATCGTGCTGGGCAATACCCTGACCACACAGGCATCGGAGCGGGGAACACAGGCACTAGGAACCGTACAGGAGAAGGGAGAGAAAAAACTAAACGAAGCGGACCGCAATCTGATACTCAATACGCTGAACTATGACATGACCGATATATTCACCGCCTTCGGATACGACACAAGAGGCGGGGAATTCTATTACGTCAAGCCCAAAGAGACCACAGCGAGCGAAGAGATAAATATCATATCGCGTATGCGGCAGATGGGAACACCTGTTTCGGATGACTATATCTATGAGACCACCGGAATACCCAAACCGGACAATTATGATGAGCTCAAGAGGGAAACAACTGACAGTCAGGAGACAATGAAGAATGAACTGCCACCTGGAGGGAAGCAGCCGGAAAAGAAGGAAAAGAAGCGGGAGAAAAAGCAGGAGGACGGAATCGTAGACCGTATCAAGGCTTTTTTCGCGCACGCCCCGAAAAGCGGGGCTTTAAAATGGTAATGGATGATCTGTATGGTCAGCGGTGTTCTCACTGTCACGGGCATCCTATCTTCACCAACCAGGCAGCGGCGGTTGCTTTCGAGTTTACCGAAGACCTGATGACAAGGATTCTGCGGGATATCTTTTATAAGACGTTTAACGTAGAGGAAGAGATAGACGAGGATTTGTTCCTGGCAACAATCAGAACGTTTAACCGGGCAACGGATGAAGGATTCGGGATAAGGGACAGCCGTGATCCCGAACATGACTTCTATGAGCAGATACGCGGCAACAACGAGGTATTCTCTGCCTTCCGTACCCACCGGATGCAGAACGATATTGCCTCGCAGCTGCTTGACGAGAAAGGGAAGCTCAAGCCTTTCTATCGGTTCCAGGAAGATGTACAGGGGATCATCGGTACATACAATACGGCGTGGCTGGATACGGAATACGATACGGCCATCATTCGTGCGCATCAGGCGGCTGACTGGAGAGTGTTCGAAAGGGACGAGGATATTCTGCCCAACCTCAGATGGATGCCCACAACCAGTGCCGATCCCGATCCCCTGCATGCGCAGTTCTGGGGAATCGAACTGACACTACCCAAGGGACATCGCTTCTGGAAGAGTCACCGTCCCGGAGACCGATGGAATTGCAAATGCTCGCTTGAACAGACGGATGAACCGGCTACATCCGAATACGGTATACCCCTCTCGGACTACAAACCGTCTGCCGGTCTGGACAATAATCCGGGACGGGATGCGAAGATCTTTAGCGACACACATCCCTATATTGCCAATGCCTACCCGACAGCGGACAAGGCAGTAAGGGATTTTCTGGAAAGGAGGAAAGGATGAATGTAAATGAAGCGATCCGGGAACTTCGCAAACGAGAGAAGCAGCTCGAGAAGGCTTTCAAGGACACGCTTCCCCGCAAGATCGGAGCTAAGGCGGTAAACCTTGTAAACCGGAACTTTAGGGAAGGAGGATTCTATGACGACGGACTGCATCCCTGGAAAAGGACAATCAGGCAGGATACAGCCAAAGGCAAAAAGAAGGAGTATACTCCGCTGCTTAGCGGGCGTAACCATCTTTCACGAAGTACCAAATATGAGCATGAATCGTACAAGGCGATCATTCTCAATCCGGTCGAATATGCCGGAATACATAATGAAGGAGGCAGTTTTACCACCCATCCGAAAGTGACACCCAAGATGCGAAAGATGGCCTGGAAGATGTATTTCGAGGCTGCCGGTATCACCAAGCGTATGGGGAAGAAGACGCGGAAGGCGAAAGCTGCTGCCGCTCCGCCCGAGGCGCTGAAATGGAAGGCGATGGCACTGACGAAAAAACAGAGGCTGGACATCAAAGTCAACATGCCACAGAGACGTTTTATCGGACCAAGCCGGGAGCTCCGGGATATGACCAGAGAGGAGGTAACAAAGGAGATTACAAATATATTAACAAAATAATGATAAAGAAAATCTTACTCATTTGTATATCCGTTGCCTTGTCCGTCGGATGTACCGCAGCGAAAATTTATAAAGAAAACCGCTTTACTAAGCAATTTCAGCAAGCGGACTCAATGTTTAACAAAAAAATATGGATTAAAATGGTAACAGTAACCAAAGAAGAAGTGCTTGCTAATATGCAAGATGTGATCGTAAGAACGGTAGTGGAGTTTGATAAGCCATGCACCTATGTGACGGTTCGTATGAAGAACGGTTTTACTTTACGGGAATCAACGACTTGTGTTGATCCTGCTAATTACAGTGAGGAAATCGGGAAAGAGATTTGCTTACGGAAGATAGAGGATAAAGTCTGGTTCCTGCTTGGATATGCTTTGCAAGACCGGTACCCTGTCAATCAGACGTTTATTGATCGCCTGCGCATCGAATACAATGAACTGATGGACAAATATAATAAGCTGGTCCTGTTTCTGGGAAGAAAGGATGCCGTTGAAATTGCGGGCGAGAATCAGATTGCCTTAATGGAAGTTCAAAAGGTACAGATGCACGACTATCTTCTTACTTTAAGAGAACGCATTGATCTGGCAGGTAAGTAAACACTGATTGTCCCTGATATTCGCATCGGGGACAAACTAAAAACTAAAATAGCAATGGAAACACTATTTAATGACATCCAAAAAAGGATAGCCGACAACATAGAATGGCTGCACGGCCAGGTAGACGAGGATTACGGCCAGCTGGATATGCTTTACCGGCAGGATGAGAACTCCGAGACCTATCCGATGGTTTATCCGATGGTGCTGATCGACACTCCCGAAGTACAGTGGCAGACTCTGGGAGGAGTGGGCGGAATCATGCAGAAAGGAACGGTAAACGTCATCGTCAAGCTGGCCATCGACTGCTATGATGACACGCATTACACCAGTGGTACTGCTGAAAAGGCAGCCGAAAGGATGGAGAAAACCAGGCAGGTACACTCTCTTTTGCAGATGTACCGTCCCGAATGCTGCCAAACGCCGATGCAAAGGAAAAGAAGCAGGTACTATACCATGCCCAGGGGGATAAAGATCTATGAGATGCACTATGAGACAACCGTATGGGAGGATGGATCACTCAGTAAAGAGTGAAAGCTGGGAGGCTGTCAGACGTGGCTTCTTGATGACGGGAACGGGACGGACATTCACATCCTTGATCTTGTTGCAGTTTTCACGGATGATGGCCATGATGCGATCTATGCTGATGAAGAACTCTCTTTCGGAAAGAATCTTAAGGGCATCATCAAAACGAAGACGCTGTACCTCAGTCCAATAGTAATAACGACGCAGCAACGCCTCGTTACGTTTTTCGATTAGTTCTGAACTTCTACCTTTTGACATACCCTGAAAACTTCTAAATATAAAAAACTGATACCTATGCAAAAGTAATGATTTCTAGATAAATATGCAATTATAAGGAGGGAATTATAAAAAAGCCCTCAACGCTTCCGTTTAAATCACCACAAATAAACAAGGAAAAGATAGCGCAACTATCCACACGCTGAGGGCTAAAGTCCTTAACATGGATAATTGCGCTATGTTTATTGTGGTGCACAAAAATAAGAATAAAAATTAGAAATTTATGTGTAAGAGCGAAATTTTCTTTAGACTGCTTTCCTTGACAGAGCAAGAAACGGAAGTAACAAGGGATAGAATTCTGGGTGATTATAAGGATATGGAGGCTACCGATGCCAGGTATGTTCTTGTTACCCTTCTGACCGAGAAAGGACTGTATCCCGACCAGATCGCAACATTTCTTCACCGAACAGCCCGAGGCGTCCGGCACCTGATGAGACGAAACATCACCTCACCGATGATCGGTATTTATTTGTCACAGATCAGGAAGCGCATGGGAAGCGATGCGTAGAACAGCCGGCGACAGACTAGTATGTTTGCAGTACGGTCAAGTAGTGACCGGAACCTAATAAAATTATAAAGGCTATGGCTGAAGAAAAGATTATTTGTTGCGGAGATCCTTACCGCGGCAACAATGATGCGCTCATGGGCGCATTGCTCGGCAGACAGGACAATGGTGCCGAAATGGCCGCCCTGATGAATGGCGGTGCGAACAACTGGATGAACAATCCTTTCGCTTACATGATGATGATGGGCATGATGCGCATGATGTACGGCGAAGGCTGGAATCAGGGAGGAAACCTCCAGAATGCCGAAATCCAGGGACAACTCAATGCGATCCGCACACAGATGTCCGACAACCAGAACAGCAATCTGCTCATGGACGGTATTCATGGAAATACGGGTGCCATCCGCTCGTTGTCAGACAACCTGAACTGTGACTTCAACATGTTGAACCAGTCCATCTGTGCTGTACGTTCCGCTATCCAGGAGGTATCCGGACAAGTGGGATTCTCGGCTGAGCGCGTGATCAATGCAGTCAATATGGGTGATTGTAACGTCATTCAGGCACTGCAAAACTGCTGCTGCCAGACACAACAGGCAATCCTGAAGATGGGATACGAGCAACAGCTTGCGACCTGTCAGCAGACCGGTGAGCTCCGTAACGGACAACGGGATCTGGGCGTGGCTATCGCGCAGGGATTCTCCGCTACCGCCTTCCAGGCACAACAGGACAAGTGCGACATCATCCGCGCGGGTCAAGACAACACGCAACGTATCATAGATACGCTGAACAACCACTGGTC